TGAGGGAGGCTTCCTTGTTATTAACAAAGAGAGCGGGGAGCTATGTCTTTATCGCCCAGAAGAGCTTGACAAGCCTGCTATTAACCAACAAATACAAACTGTAAAGAAAGCCTTGAAGTTGGCTACGCCTCCACCACGATGCTATGAGTCTGTGCCAGAAGGCAAGAAAGGTAATATGAAAATACATCGCAACTGTAATTACTGTGCTTATAAGTTTGAATGCTACAAAGATGCTAACAACGGTACAGGGCTTAGAGTTTTTAAATATTCTAATGGGCCGACGTACCTGACCCACGTAGAGGTTGCGCCAAGAGTTGAGGAGGTGTTTAATGAATCGACGCCTTTCTAAAAAAATAAATCAAAAAACAATTGACATCTTTCTTGAATGGCTCAGTAGTGTTATATCGGAAGAGCAAGCCTCCCAGATTGTACGCAAAAACTACAAAGAATATGTTCCTGAGAATGCCTATTACTGGAGCAAACAGACCATTTTAAATTCTGTATTTTCGCCACGTTGGGTTAAGCGTAAATTAAAAAGAAAGCTAAGACAAAACCCACAGAAAAAGCTAGACAGTTATTGCATGAATGACTTAAAATGAAAGTGCTAACAATAGAGGCTTTGATTTTTTTCTGCGCCAAGCAGTTAGCAGACGAAGAAACAATAGATGATGATCTTTTGTTTGAGTTGTATACTATATTACATTTACATTTTGAAGGGATACCAACATTACATTGAAACCAAAAATAAAAAAAGGATATAGAAAGGCGCGTGTCAAACGGCCTGTCGATAAAGCACCTGTCCGTGGATACGATTCTAATTGGGAGTATGAGTTACACTCAGGCATCCTCAATGATTGGAAGATTCATTCTGAAAAGGCAGAATATATTGTCGAGCATACTTATCATCCAGACTTCATCCGCACAGTAGACGGCAAGAAGATATATCTTGAAGCTAAAGGCCGCTTCTGGGATCATCAAGAATATAATAAGTATGTGTGGATTGCTAAAGCTTTACCAGAAGACATAGAGCTAGTGTTTTTATTTGCAGATCCCAATGCTCCGATGCCACAAGCAAAGCGCCGTAAGGATGGTACAAGACGTAACCATTCTGAGTGGGCTTCTTCTAAAGGTTTTAGATGGTTTTCTGAAGATAGTATTCCAGAAAGCTGGATAGATGTTTCAAAGAGGGAGATCATAGGTGATGATGAATGATCGAAAGCAGGAGCGCCTAGAAAAATTTAGTCGTCACAAAAGAAAAAAGCACGAAGAAAAAGTAGACGGTAAATATAAACCAATAAAGAAAAGAAATAAATATAAACTAAATGTAAATGACCTAAATAATATTGACGAGATGGAGGAATAACATTGGACGCCTATCAAGAATACATACACAAAAGTCGTTACGCACGATACCTTCCAAGTGAGGAGCGTAGAGAAACATGGAAAGAAACAATAACGCGCTACATTAAATATTGGGGCGATAAACTTAATGATGATGAGCGTGTAGAAATATTTAAAGCTATCCACGATCTTGAAGTCATGCCGTCTATGAGGGCTTTGATGACGGCTGGTGAAGCTTTAGATCGTGATAATGTAGCAGGGTTTAATTGTAGTTATCTTGCTATTGATAGCCCACGTTGCTTTGATGAAATGATGTATGTTCTTATGTGTGGTACAGGTGTTGGTTATAGCGTAGAAGAACAATACGTTTCTAAACTTCCAGAGATCGCAGAGGATTTCCATGCAACAGATACAGTCATACACGTACCGGATTCAAAAATTGGATGGGCGAAATCGTTTAGGGAATTGGTATCGTTGTTGTATTCAGGTCAAATACCAGAATGGGATACAACTAGAGTTCGACCTGCGGGTTCCTCGCTCAAAACTTTTGGAGGTAGAGCAAGCGGCCCAGAACCTCTTATCGACCTCTTCAAATTTACAGTTAGATTATTTACGGGGGCGGCTGGACGAAAGCTTACGTCCCTTGAATGCCACGATCTTTGCTGTAAAATCGCTCAAATAGTTGTTGTAGGGGGGGTTAGGCGTAGTGCGTTAATTAGCCTCTCAGATCTTCAGGATGATAATATCCGACAAGCAAAGCACGGTGCTTGGTACAATACAGAACCACAGCGTGGCCTTGCAAATAACAGCGCCTGCTATACCAGCAAGCCTTCCTTTAATTTATTTAGTGCAGAATGGAGTAGCTTACATGAATCACAAAGCGGAGAACGAGGAATATTCAGCCGTGCGGCAAGTAAAAAACAAGCTGGAAGAAACGGTAGACGAGATAGTGAACGAGATTTCGGAACGAACCCATGCAGTGAAATCATCCTTAGACCAAATCAATTCTACAACCTTTCAGAAGTTGTCATCAGACCGCAAGATACACTTAACACTCTTCGGAGAAAAGTACGAATTGCGACTATCTTGGGTACTCTCCAAGCCACGCTCACGAACTTCCGCTACCTGAGAGGTATTTGGAAAACTAATACAGAAGAAGAATCTTTGTTGGGCGTTAGTCTTACCGGCATACTTGACAATCCTCTGACAACTTTAGAGAACAAGAATCTTGATAAGCTTCTGACAACCCTGCGTGATGAGGCTGTAAAGACTAATAAGATCTGGGCAGAACGCTTAGGTATTCCTCAGAGTGCCGCTATAACTTGCGTTAAACCTAGCGGAACTGTTTCCCAGATGGTAGATTCTGCGTCAGGCATACATGGACGCTATGCCCCTTTCTATATTCGTCGTGTTAGAGCAGACATGCGTGACCCTCTGTGTGCTGTCTTAGAAGACGCTGGAGTGCCTTGTGAGATGGATAATTTCTCACCTAGTACTAAGGTATTCTCCTTTCCTAAGAAGGCTCCAGAAGGCGCTGTGTTCGCCTCAGAGCAGACAGGAATGGAACAGCTAGAGCTATGGGCCGCATATCAAGAACACTGGTGTGAACATAAGCCCAGCATTACTGTGTACTATCGGGACTCTGACTTCCTTCAGATTGGTAATTGGGTATATAATAACTTTGATACAATCTCTGGTATTAGTTTCTTACCTTATGACAACCACACTTATGCTCAAGCCCCATATGAGCAGATCACAGAAGATGAATATGCTGAAATGGTAAAAGATTTTCCGACAGCCTTTGGTTGGGATCTTAATGAAGCAGATGACTTCACTGAAGGAGCGCAAACACTAGCCTGTGTTGGCGGGGCTTGCGAACTCTGATGTCGTTAAAAGATGCAACAATAATAGGCTTCCGTGTACTAGTAGATTCAGAAGGCTTGATAATGACTGAGCAAACTGAATTACCGGATGAACATATACCCAAAGCCTTCAAGGAAGAAGAAGCTCAAGTATTAATTCGTGCGGCTATTAGATCCTTTAAAGAAATTACGGGGGATATACACGTTAAATTAGAGTCAGAGATAGATGCTATTAACAGGGTTTGCTGACATCCATTGCAGATGTAATTAGACCGCCTGTATTAGCCCTGTGGCGAGCAGTTTTCTTTGCAATCTTTTTAGGTTGCTTTGAAAATTGCTTGCCTTTTTTTGTATCTTCTTTTTTCTTTGCGGAAGTAGCACTATACTCTGCTGAGGATAAAGAATCCCTAGCACTCTTAGGAAGATAGCGTTCTCCCGTAGCCTTTGGCCCCTGTGTTGAAGGCTTACCAGACTTAGTACCCCAATCTTCTTTTGTCCAATCTGCTAAAGATTGTTGAGATTTTTTCATGTATAACCGCCGCCATTTTCTTTGTATTGTTTAGCAAGCATCTGTGCTTTACGTGCAGACCACTGCCCCGGCTTACCACCTTTGCTACCCGCTTTAATCTTGTTAAAAAGATTCTTACGCATTGTCGGCTTAGTGTAGTTACCTGCTTCGTTAACTTTACTTTTCTTTTTTGCTTTGCCACCCTTCTTAAAAGGGTCACGATCCAAATCAAAAATACTTTGCATTAGCCATGTTCCATATCTGATATAGACTTATAAGAAACTACACCGCCTTTAGCTCTAGCTGTACGATCAAAGTCTCCGCGAGCAATGTTAGGATTAGCTGACGAAAGCTTTTCTAATGCTGAAGTGTCCCGCGTATTTTTTGCAATATCTAGGGCAAATTGACGATCTCCTTCCTGTTGAGCTTTTGTTCTAGGTGATTTTGGTGTACTAGGGCTTGTAGAAGAGGATGATGAAACTGCCGAACCGGTTATGTTTTGTTCAACCCATTCTCCTACTGAGCTATGGCTTGGACTCCATGAGGCCGCAGTATTAAGAAGACCTATCCCCGTCGGTGCTACCGCGCCAACAAGCGCATCTACAACTTTTCCCGGAATCGTTGCTGGTTTTGCTTGCGGCGTCATTTTTCTTTCTAGTTTTTTTATATCTACAGTCATTTTAATCTCCCGGTGGAAAGCCTAACATCTTCTCATTTGAAATTATCCAAGCCTTTGGGATTGCTAGTTCTGCATCACCCTGTACAGGCTTACCATCTTCTAAAAGCATATGAGGACATATAATTATTATGTCATCGTCCTCGTGTATTATTATTCCGCATGAAACTGCTATGGCGGTTGTGATTTGTTTCAGTTCGCTAATGTCTCTCCAGCCTGTGTTAGCACCTCCAGAGGCATCGTGCCATACAACTTTGTGTATCGTTACCACTTGACCTTATCAGCCCAGTAAGCCGCTGACATATTGCCACGCTTGATGTTCTTTCTGTGACGGGCTTTGAAGCTCTTGCGCTTGGCTTTCATGCGCTTGGACTCACCAGCCTTTGGCTTACCAGCAGTCTTAGCGCCTTGCTCACCAAAGCGGATTATTTTTTCTTTACCGTCTTTGCAGGCTTTGACAACATGAGACTTTTTAGGATGGCTGGCTGTGCGCTTAGGCTTGTTGCAGGCCATCTTCTTTTTGTCTATCTTGCCGCCCTTTGCCATACGCTGTTTTATTCGGCCCTCATAACGATCACTGTATTCGGCTAGAGTAGGTAAATTATCAAACTGTTCACGAGTTATTCCTAAATCTTTTGCGTTTCCTAAACCAATTCTAAATGACGGGCCACTCGCAGGAGGATTAAAGACTTCTCCAACAGAGTGCGCTAGACCATATGCAGAAATATCATCCGCAAAATATTGACCTGTTCTATCTGCCAAGAACTTAATTTTATCTACTAAAGATTTTTCTGAAATATTTTCAGGGCTATTAAAATCAAATTCATCAGCAACAACAACACGATCACCATCCCTAACTATTTCTGCTTTACCTAAAGTAAATTTCAAAGCTTGAAAAGGATCAGTTACAATATCTGTGGGTGTTTCCATACTGTATCCAAGCTTAGAGCCAGCGTCCCTGTTATAGTCTTTATAAGAAAGCCCTGTACGACCACGATCTATAGCGCCTTTAGCAAGACCTTTTAAAGTATTGTGTTCATCAACCCTTAAAAAATCTTCTTTTAAAACAGGACTAGAAAATAAACCTGCCACAAAAGTTTTAATAGGGGTGGAGGTTAATAAACTAGCAGGCGCTTCTGTGCGCTCTCTAGTAGGTCGTTGACGGCTTCTTGTCATAAGACTTCGACTTTCTGTAGGTGCGGCTTTTGTACTTCTAGCCGCCGCCGCTCTTATACCAGTGCGCTTTGGCTCTTTCACTTCACGCCTATCAGGTTGACGTTGAGCTTCTGCCCCTAAAACTAATGTATCACCAGCGCGAATAAAGTCTGGGTTTTCTATATTATTAAGCTTAACAAGATCAGAAATACTTACACCAGTTTCTTTAGAGATTTTAGAAAGTGTATCACCACGTTTAATTGTTCTAGTAACTGCCCCACCTTCAGCATATTTAAAGTCTCTTCTATCGCTACGTACAGCGTTCTTAACAAGAACAAGATGGCCTACCTGAATAGCCTCATCGCCCCCTATGATTGGATCACCTGTTACCCTGTCAAAATAGTAAGAATGTCTATCAGGGTTATAGCCTATTTGTGTCCATTCAGGATCATTTAAAGCTTCTTGAGCTAGTCGATAGTTTTCTTCGTCTGTTCTGTTTATTAAATTGCCTTTGATACGAGAAAAATTTGTTTTGTTATACGCGGCCTTTATTTTGTCGATCTGTTTTTTTCCTTCTTTAGTATCGGCATCAATTAAATCGCCCTTTTCTAAATCACCAGATCTAAAGCCTGTTCTTAGCCTGCCTTCTTTTGCCAGCTTATCTATTTTCTTTTTAACTTCTGAACCTATTTTTATTCTAAATGCCTGTTCTTCGTTACCTTTAGAGGGGGCAAAATCAGCATTTTTTAAAGCTACTGTAGCTCTATGCGAGGTTTTGTTACCGAAATGAATTGTTGGAACCCATGTATTTTTTTCTAGATATGCTGGGATATCTAATCTGATAGCAACTTCACTCCCATCAGCAATAGGTTCGTTTATCTTTTCCCTTTTGCCTGCGTGTAGTGAATCAAACATTTCATCATACGTGGCGGGTGCGGTTACAGCCTCATAAGGACGTAGAGTTGCGTCAGAAAAATCTCTAGTTTTCCCCTGTAATCCAGCGTTGTTTATTTTTGCAGGTTCTGCTAAATCAGACATGGATATTTCATTTAAATATCTGCCAAATGCCTGTCGCAGTGAAGAAGACGGCTCATAATTTTCTATGCCCGATTCAAATATATCAGAGAGTAGTTGATCTAAATTATCGTAACCAAAAAAATCTTCTTTTTCTAATGCTTTTATAAGACGTTTTCCAGAAGCACTCATACTCTCAAAATCTTGAATATCAAAAGTAGATAAATCATAATCATACTCTATACCTATTTTCTCTAAATCTGAAACCAGTTCTTTTTTCCCCATTGCTCTACCGATTTCGCTTTTATATGCAGGTATGTAGGTACTTTTACCGCCTCCACTAGAACCCCCTCCACTAGAACCCCCTAGTTTTGCATTGTTAATCTTTGCGGCATGGTAAGCATCACGCATATCTGGATTACCAGAGAAAAGTTTGTTTTCTACCTCCAAGTACATCCCAAGGTTAGGGTCTAAGTCTACATCAGCCTTAAAGTTAGGATCATCAGTGACCATAGCCTTTGTCATTCTAAGCAAATAGTCCTGACCGTCTTTGCTTTCTAAACCTTTAGTGGTTACAACCTCATCTACTTGAGCACTGATAGCCTTTTGTATGTCAGTATCTTTAAACATATCACCAGTAGCCTTTACAACTTGTTTTGCAATCATACTAGCTAGGCTCATTACTTAACTCTCCCCAATAGACTACGCTCTTCAACGTCTACAAAAGCCTCTCCAGCTTGCTCATCGTAAGGCAACCCCGTCATTTTATCTATTCGCTGGTCAGGCTCTTCTGGAGCATTAGGAACATCTAAAACTTCACCGCCCTTTTTAAAGTTTCTTGTTTCCTTCTCAGGTTTTATGGCATCTACAAAATCTCTATCCATTTTTCCGAGCGCGCTTTTATAATCTTTCATAGTCTCTTCACCAAGTATAGGCCTACCAAGTCCATAAAACGGAACTTTAGTACCTAGCGTCCTGATTGGAGATCTAAAGGCAAACGCGCTTGCTAGATCGCTGGCTGTCGGCCCCATAAAGCCTAAAGGTATTCCCAGTGCGCCCATGTATTCTGTATTCTTTCTTGCTCTGTAGACTTGATCTAACAAGATACCGCTACCACCCCAACGGACTAAAGCGTCAAAGCCTACTTCCATAGGTTCTTTATCTTTAAATCCTTCACCCCTTGTTCGCATATAGTTGGTGGCTCCTGCAACCGCTGTCATAGCCAGTGCAGTAGGTACAAGTTTTTCAGCCGCAATGTCTTTATCACGAATCAACCGTTTAGCACCACGCTTTAAAATGTTGTTGGAAAAAGCAGTAGGGTATCCCATCAATTGAAATATAAGACTGCCAAAGGGCGTTGTATGCGCTCTAGGCTTTAGTCCAGACATCCGCGTAGGCTGGAGAATAAGTTGGTTTGTGTACCTTGCCGCACCCTTAATAATTTGCTGATAGAAAGGATCTTCAATATTTCTACCACCATCAACCCATGCCTTAGCATCTTTAATATCCACACCAAACTCTGCAAGATCATCAAGCTTACTTTGCATTCTTCTAGTTATCTTTGCATCGCCGTGCTTTACAACATCATCAACAAGATTAGAAATATGTCGCTTGCCTGTTTGAAAGGACACGTTCTGTACAAACTTTGTCCACTGATCTAGAAGCGTAACCCTGAAAAACTTATTGCTGGCTTGTTGCATACCAGAACTAGATACCATATCTCCTGCCAAGCGATCAGCCATAGACTCTAGTTGTTGCTCCATCACAAGACCAAACTCTTGCATCTCGTGCCAAGCTTCTTCAGGCGTTAAATCAAAATCATCAATCAACTTCTTATGTGCATCTTCAGTCATTGTCTTCATGCCGGTATTATGAGCATTTAAAAAGTCATCAATATCGGCTTTGTTCTTTGCACCTGACATCTTCCAAGCGGCCTTGAAGCCATCTATTGTCGCGCCTCCTGCAACACCAAAGTTCAACATAATCTCTGTAAAACTTGACAGTGTGGCAAGAGGTAGTAAAGCGAATCTCTGGACAAGCTGAGTAAACTGATTAACATCTCCTGCTGATTCAGCGCCTTCTCCCGTAATTGTTTTATAGAGATCAGCCAAGCGCCTTGCATCTGCTCCAGAGTCAGCCCAAGTACCACCACCATCAACTACTTCTTGGCGTATGGGCGTAATCCACTTATCTTCAAACTCTGATAAATTCTTTATACCAAAAACCCTACGCTTTGCGAGTCCCATACCAGCCTGAGTCATATAGTTAAAGAATGTTTGCTGTACATCTGTATTTAAAAACTTTTCAAACTTAGAATCATCTGTTATTTTATTGAATGTTCTGTGCGTACTAAAAAAGAAACCGCTGGAACCAGAAGAAAGCTGATTATTTTTGTTTAGCATTTCAGAGACAATACGTCTTGCATCCTTCATGTTCTCTGCTTCACCAGCATTTATAAGTAGCTGACCAAACCCATCCCTGTCGGCTTCAATAGCAGATCTTTTCCATTGTCGAGGTATATAATTATCTACAACATTGTCAATGAGTCCTTCCCTATGTAGTTGTTCACCGGCAACTCTGTAAATATTTTTAATACTCAGAGCAGATTTGTTTATTGCCTCATCATCAGAAGCCATTCCTCGCATAGCCAAAGATAGCTGATCGTTGACTTGCTCTATGTTGACATCAAATTTCTTAGACGATAGTGGTAATACAGCCCGTATATATTCTCTAAAGAAAGAACCTGTAATATCTCTTTGGGCTTCTGCAAAGTCCTCTTGAATTAATTTTTGCCCTTGTTGACCAAATATGCCTTTAGTTGGATCTGTTCCTAAAGCAAACTCATTACTAACTTTCTCTTGTAATAGCTTTGCAGTCGGAGAGATTTTAGAATAGGGCGTAAGAAAACCAGCGGCTTTTCCAAAAAGATAATAAGAAGTAAACCGGGACAGTCCTTTTTCTAGGCTATAAAGAAGATCACTTTTTACCGTTTGCTCATCAGCACCCCGTGACGCCGCCGCAATAGCATCATCAACAAGCTTTTCGTATGTCGCATCTCCACCACCTAGATTTTCTACAAGGCTTCGTAGCTCTGGTATGTCAGCAACCTCATCACCTTTTGTTTGCTGAACATTTTTTATTGTTGCAGATAATATATTTTCAAAGTTGATAGCGGCTTTACTAGCACCAGACTGCTCTTTCAAAACACCGTTAATAGCATCTTCTAAGTTTTGAAGTGTTTGATTTCTAACAACCTCAGTCTCAAGCAGTTCTTTTATTTTCTGTGGCGGGTCGGGTTCTCCTAAAGCCTTTTGTATTGCAAGCCTAAAGTTCTTAGGAGCATCCACCCTTGACTGTACTAGGTTGGCTACGCTCTGCCTAAAGTTCTCTCCGGGGGTATCTACAAGCTCCCTTAGAGAGTTTGCAAATAGCTGTGCTGGTATAGATGCTTTCTCTTCAATTGGCATTAGTTTAGCACCTACTTTAGCCAAACCATAGCCGCCTGCCGCACTGAGGCCTGTTGCTAAATAAGTCTGTAGCGGATCAAAGTCTTCTTTTAAACCAGTAGTTACTTCTAATCCTTGAGAAGCTACATCTGATGCCGCACCAAAAGCCCCTGTATATACCGCCACTGCTCCCGGCTTTTGTAATGTCTGGGGCAACCTACTAACCTTTGTTGCAAGCTTCAGAGCCTGTCCAGCCGTCTTACCTGCACCTATTCTAGATAGGTATGCGGCTACAGTACCAGCACCACCAGAAGCCGCGCCACCCAAAATACCAGCACCTACATATGCGGCATTCTCGTAGTTAAAGATAGCATCAGTTCCATAGTCAGCAATTCGGTTCAACTGCTCTTTCATGCCATA